ATTGCCTTTGATAACAGCTTGCAGTATTTGAGCATTCTGCTCAGATTGACGAGTATTCTGTTCTCTTAAAAAGCGATTGGATTCATCTACACGAGTTAGACCATCATTCATTTGTTTTTGAATTTCTAACGACATATCATTAAGTCGAGATAATTCTTTATCGTGCCGCTTGAGTTTGTCCTCATGCTGTTCCACAAGTTGTTCTAATTCCATAACCCCTGCTTTCTATTCTTTACTAGCTTCAAAATTAGCCAACAAAGCTTTAGACTGATTGACTGCCGAGCTAACCAAATTAGCTATGTCTTGAGCTGCTTCTGGCGTGCCATGAAATACCGTAGGGTCATTAATCATGAAATTTGCATTCATTGCCCCATTATTGAATGTTGTGAGAGTAAAATTACCTGCATTCTTATCACCGACAAAGATGTCAGTAGTTGTGTTTGTTGTATTTACTTTTTCCATTTTTTTTCTCCTTTTATCCTATTGGGAAACCACATCCACCATTAACTAAATTTGAAGTTGCTGATACTGCTGCTTGGCACCTTATAAAAACACCTCCTGCCGAATTAATAAGCAAATCCCATGCATTATTATTCCCTGATATCGGATATACTCTATTTATACTAGGAATTGCAATACTTCCTGCTGGAAGCGAAGTGGCTTGATACCATTGGTTTGCATTCATCTGAGGGACACTCAAGCCTGCAATAGAGAAAAATTCAACCCCGTTTTGTACAGAAAATTGAATTGAACCGCCACTAAACCCACCCATTGGCGATAAGATTGTCCAAGGAACGTCAGTAGAAAGGGTAAGACCTTTGGATGTTAAAGTTGCAGATTCAGTAGCATTACCAACATATAATCCCATCTCATTATTACCAACCTCAATGAGTCTAATACTGGAAATAATATCTTGATTTTCACTTAAACGTTGGAAAAATAAACCTGTAATTGCATCAAATCCCATAGATTGAGTATATTGCAATACGTTATCTAAGGTCATTGTTTCAGAAATATTGATTCCTCGATAATTAATTACACTATTACCAAGATAATGATGATTACCTTGAGCAACGAATCCATAAGAAATATCATTTGTGATACTTCCGGCTTCGACATCTCCAAGTGTTGCAGTTACAGCAGAAAGTTCTGTAATTGTTGCAGTATCAATATTTGCTAGTTTAATAGCTGCATTACCAATCATTGCGTTTGTAATCCATGCATTTACTGCTTGTATGTTTTGCGGATTTAATAACCAAATTTGCCAAGCCGTACCGTTCCATACATAGATTATATTTGATAAAACTGTGATACCTGTAGCGTTCAATGGTTCTGTTCCAGTATATTGCCATAACATATCTAAAAATTTATTTGTTGGCTCTGTATTTTGTTGTATTACTTTACCGGGATTACCATCACTTCCAGCAGGACCAGTTGGGCCTTGGTCTCCCTTATCGCCTTTAACACCCATCATCGCAACTGAATAACCTGTTTCAAATGAGTTGTCTGTGTATGTCCAAACAGTCTTAGTCCATAGGAATTGTCCAGCAGGAACACTAGGCACTGTGGAAGTCCAACCGCTAGACGGTGCTTTTGTTCCGCTTGTTGAGCCTGCGTATGTAATGGTCGTAGTTTTGATACCAACACCATCTTTACCAGCAATTCCGTCATTACCGTTGTTTCCGTCTTTTGCAATATAAGTTACTGAGTAACCTGTTTCAGACGAGCTGTCCGTGTATGTCCAGACTGTTTTAGTCCAAAGATACTGACCTTTTACGAGAGTGGGAACAGAACTTGTCCAGCCAGTGCTTGGTGCAGTTGTTCCGCTTATTGAAATAGCGTATGTGATAACAGTGGTTTTTATTCCAACCCCGTCCTTACCTGCTCTTCCGTCATGACCATCTGCTCCATCTTTCCCGTCATTCCCTCGTATCAGACTCCAAGTGTAGTCCGATGGATTTGTGCTATCAGCTTGCGTAAAGTCTGTGTACTTACCGATGTAGCTTGGCCAGTCGCTAGTTTTTGCTTCGCTAGCTGAGGGCATATGTGGAGTAGCTACTGAACCCTCTTCCCACTTATGTCCAGCAGTCCATAAAGTACCCGAGCTAGTCATATTGTATTGTGCATAAATTCTGTCCCCAGTTTTCAAAGTTACCTGAAAAGAATTTCTCAACCAATCAAAATTACTTCCTATACCCTCGTCTTTGATACGTTTATCATTTAGACTAACTATTAATTGTACGTGTGACGACTCTCCTGCTGAACTTTTGACATAAGCCGAAAAGGTATAGACTCCGTCTTTTGGAGCTATAAATTGCTTGGTTATTCCACCCCATGAACCTACTTTTCTCTTAACGCTTAAACCTTTATAAGTTCCGTCATTTTCCCAGTTCTCACGACTCCACCAATCTCCACTAAAATCTTTAGTGCCTTCTAGCAAGTTCAAATTCGGATAAACAGTTGTGAAACCGTCCGTACCGTCTGCGCTGTAAGACCATGCTGTGTAAAAATATGGAGTCTTACCGTTCATTGCAACAGAATAGCCTGTTTCACTCGTACTGTCAGAATAGGTCCAGACAGTCTTAGTCCACAGATAACTACCTTCTGCAACTGTTGGAACTGTGGAAGTCCAGCCACTGCTTGGTGCTATCGTTCCGCTTGTTGATTGTGCATAAGTTATTGTAGTTGCTGTAATTCCTACTCCATCTTTACCAGCAATTCCATCATTACCGTTGTTCCCGTCTTTCGCAATGTAAGAGACTGTATATCCCGATTCACTCGTTCCGTCTGAGTAATTCCAAACTGTTTTCGTCCAGAGATATTGCCCTTTGACTAAAGTAGGGACTTGTGAAGTCCAGCCAGTTGTTGGTGTAACTGTACCGCTTGAAGATATAGTATATGTAACTGTGGTTGAACGTAGTCCAACACCGTCCTTACCTGCTCTCCCATCATTTCCAGTATCTCCCTTATCGCCTTTATCACCATAAACTGCTTTTTGTTCAATAACATCTTGCGTTAAAGGTGCTAAATTGAAAGTTGTTCGAGTGATAGACCATAGATATTTATTAGTAGCTGTCGTTGTTGGTTGAGTAGTGAGCCAACCTGCGTCTGACCAAGCTTGCGTTGGTGTTGCAGTAGTCGTTGTCAAACGCCACTTTTGAGAAACGTTTGTAACAGAACGTCCATTTGTTCCATCATCTACATTAGTGATGGTAACCGACTGACTGGCGACTGCTTTGCCCGCAACTGTCGCTTTAAAGCTATAAACTGCTTTATCCGCAACTCCGCTTGCATCAACTGTGATAGTCTGAACATTTGCCACAACTGTTCCATCCTTCGACCATTCGTAGCTGTCTGCGGTTGCTTCAGTCGTTGCAGAACCTTTGAAAATATGAGCTGATAAAGTTGTTGAACCAGTGCCATTTTTGAACTGAACACCATTAGTTGTGCTAAGTTCTGCTCTGTATGGAGTAGCTGCATCAACTAACTGATTGACTTGTGTCATTAGGTCATCTGATAAATCATTTTGCAATTCAACGAAATTTTCAAAGGTGATTTCGTTTGTTTCTGGATTACTATCGGATGATTTAATTTCAGTTGCTCTCGCTCTTAAAATTAATCCGAAATCACCTTGCTCATTTGAAAAATTATCATCTTCAATGGTTACTGTATCACCAATCTGAATAGGAAGTTTTCCATCGAGAGCTTGCGATACTAAATTGCTATTTGTTTTGATTTTATAAGTAATCTGAGGATAAGCGTATGACTTAAATTGTTGAACAATATATCCCCACATTTGAGCAGGAGTAGTATACTCGGTTTCAAAATTTTTCCTAAGCCATATATCTGAAGAGTCTTTTCTAAGATGAGCTGGATATTTCTGAGCAGAAAGTGGAGCAAATGCTGTATCGTCATTTTTTCTTTTATAAAACTCCTCAACTCCATCTGAATTAATATAGGAAAATTCACTTGAATTCCAATTAGTTCCATCTTTACCTATAACTTTAGACGCATTAAAGAACTCAAAATTATAAGTTCTCTCAATCCCCTTAACGTTCTTTCCATATACAAGCTCAACATCATCCCTGATTGCCCCTATACCACCTTTGCCTGAATCATCGCGTTTTTTAACGATATTTAAAATTATTTTATCAACCGCGCCATTATTGGTTAGTTTTGTAATAAACTCAAACTCGGCATCAAAGTTGTTAATTAAAGATAAAAGGCGATTTAGTTTTGTATCTTGGGAATCATATTTTATGACTCTTGTATAATCAGCAACATCATTCCTTCCAATTTCAATTTGATTGTTTGAAATTAATTCAAAATAATCGATATACCATTGCAGAGTATGAGTTGATGAATTATCAAACTTATCAACATATTCTAAAGACAATTCACGGTCTAGTGATAAACATTTATACGTTATTTCTGTGTCTGTTTCATAGAACCCATCTGAACCAGCAGGAAAAACTGCATATTGTTTACCATTTTTCTCGAAAGAGAAGCATGTCTCATCATTAAAAAATCTGGAGTAGTCTTGAATGATGTTGTTTTTGGATTTTAATATCGTAAATTCAAATGATGCTGTACCTAGACTTAGATAATCAATCAAAGTATCTTTGTAATAACTTGGTAAACCGGGAATATCATTATCAATGAAAGTTACTGGAACTAAGTCTTTATTTAAAACATTAATAATCAAAGTATATTTTCCTCCCATGAAATTTCTACATCTGGAGCAATAGTTACCCAACTTGAAGGTGATAGAATTATTTCGCTTTCTCCCGGTGGAAAAACCAAAAATTTAGCTCCGTTTATTTTTTCATTTGCTGATGATACCCCATCAATACTAATTGTTCCGTAATAACTATCAATTGAAAACTTTGAATGCTTTGCATAGCGATTTGGAATATCTTCCCATTTTTGGATATTATCCTTACGACAAGATATGTTTCTCATAGATAAATTAGTTATAAATTTATTCGACTGTGTATATTGCCCAATATAAATGTAAACTTTTGCAATTTCAACATTTGCTAAATCTGGAATATAAAAAGGAATTCTAGCCCCCTTCCAATAGAATTCCAATTTCTCGCCAGTTTTAACAAAATCTGTACTACCATTTCTCTCATTGAATTGTGTGTTATTCATATCTCCAGCGCCATTTCCTTCGCCGTTATTGGAAATAAAATCCTTTGAACCTAATTCTCTCGGATTACTACCACCGCACCAGAATTTAACTTGAGCTTTATTTCCAGACATATCACCTTTTGAAATTCCATACCCAGCGACTAATTTATCATTGACATCAGTAAATAGAACTTGCAATAATCCAGTCTGACCAAATGCTCCAGCCCAAGCAAATAAATTGAAATATGAATAGAAATTGACCGCTCCAACATGACCGTTTGAATCTGCTGGTAAAGTCATTACTTTCATGCCACCAGCTACTCCTTGGTTAGAACCAACAGTTCCTTGGTCTTTTAATCTCAACCCATCTGTTTGATATTCAAGTTTTCCGTTTGTAGCTAACCAATTATTTTGAGGGTTAACAGTTCCAGCTGCAACATCTTTAAATTTAGAAAACGATGTGTCATCCTTGCTATCATAAAGATACTCGCTTTTTTGCACATCTATACCATCGACTTCTGTAATTTTACCCATGGCAAACCCACCACTAACATGAGCTAAAGATAAATATCCGTTTTCTTGATTATTTATAATGTCAATTCTAGGATACGCTGGTTTTGTACCATTATTTATTACTTTTATTCTGACGCTTCCATCAGTATTTTTAGTAATAGTACCGCTAGGCCCACCGCTATTTGTAGAATTTAGAGTTACCCTATCAGTTCGGTGAGCTGCACCGTCACTTACAAATAGAGTAAATGAACCATCGGCTTCAAATCCATTATCGGTATATTCAAATTTCCCAGTAAGAATCGCATTGTAATAATAATTTGGCTCATCGCTAAAACTTAACTCTTTAGTAACGTTCGATGATAGAATTTGTCCTAATTTCCTTCTGACAAAGTTTACATCTAATCCATCAATAACATGAAATGACATTGGGATTTCTTTAGGACCTCTTTTTACAGATACAATTTCAACACCATCAGACGAATTTTCTTCTGTAATTAGATTATTTTCAGAAGCTACTCCACGTTCAATTTTAGTGAATTTAACGTAATCTGTGAGGTAGTCATCACCATATTTTACTTTGAACATTTTTCTCTCCTATTTTTTTCTACCAATCATTCTGTCTCTGGTATCTCTTGAAGTTTTTACAGTTTCGAAATCATCATAGATAGTTTCTGCAACTTCTCTACCATTAACTTTTATAGAAATTTTTCGTTGATTCATTTCATCGATTCTATCGCCCATTTTGTCAATCTTTTCAGACAGTGTCGCATTATTAGAGTTAACTAGCTGAGCTTGACTATAAGAAGTCGAACTAGAGACACTAGCGTTTAATGCTGTGTCAAGCGAAGGTAATCCTCCTGTGAGCGAATCAGCTAGCTTGTTAGCCATAGATGAAACGTTAGCTTGAACTTTTTTGAATTTGTCTTGAAGCCCCTCATCCAAGCCTTCCATGATTGAACCACCATGAGGAATGAGTAAGCGTCTATCATATGAAATAGGACCTTTATGGTCTGAAATCCATTTACCAATACCACCGACCCATTTTTTAACGTCTTCAAACTTGTCTTTTAAACCATTAAAAAAGCCGCTAATGATTGCGGAACCTTGTTTATAAAGTGTATCTAGTCCAAATAACCCAGCGATATCTTTTATAAAATTCTTAAAAACATCAACTGGATTTTTACCGCTAATAATACCTTTTACAAAGCTTCCAATGATTTGTCCACCTTTGCTAAGGAAGTCACCCACAGATGAAGCGATAGCTCCTATCAAAGCAGCTATCACTTTTCCAATCGCACCTAATACTTTTGGAATTGCTTGAAGTATACCGTTAGCTAAAGCGATGAGGATTTGAATAGCTGCAATAATAATTGATGGCAAGTTATTAATAATCGTTTGAACAATCATCAATATAACCTGAACAATTGCTGGAATTAACGTTGGCAATGCTTGGACAATACCATCAACAATCGCAAGAATTATTTTAATAGCCGCTTGAATAATAGTAGGTAAATTAACAATGATAATAGTAACGAGCTGTGGCATTAATGCTGTAAATGAATCAATCAGCATTGGTAAAGCTGTTGTAATTCCCTCAACCAAAGCCATAATTATTTGAAGTGCTGCTTGGACCAAGAGAGGTAAGGTTGTCATTATAACCTGAATGATTTGAGGTAGTAACGTCGTGAACATTTGCATTAATTGAGGAAGTGCGGTTACAAATCCATTTATTAAAGCTAAAATAATCTGAACGGCTGTATCAATAATTTGAGGAATATTTATCATCAAAATATTAATGAGTTGAGGAATCATAGCTTGAAAGTTAGCAATTAATTGAGGTAAAGCCGCACTTACACCTTGAACAATTGCTAAAATCAATTTAAGCCCTGTATTAATCAACATAGGTAATCCTGTTACAAAAGCATTTACCATTTCAAGAAGAGCATTTGTTAATAATGGTATCAGTGTTGGAATTTGCTGTGAAATACCATTTACCAATCCGTCTATCATTGCTATTCCTTGCATTATTAAAGTTGGTCCACTCTGAGCTAATGTACCAATAAGCGATTGAACCGCTTGCCCAAGTGCTGAGGTCAGCTGAGGAGTAGCTCCAACAATACCTTGCATCAAACTCATGATGATATTAACCCCAGCTTGAATAATACTAGGTATTATAGTAATTATTGAATTTACCAATGAAATTATTCCTGCTGTAAAAGAAGGAATAACTGTTGGCAAAAGACTAACTATTGTAGTCAGCAAAGTTCCAAAAAGTGATGAAACTGTAGAGAATACTGTCGGTAGAAGTTTAGCAATTGCCCCCAATAAACCTGTAATAACAGGAGGCAATGCAGTTATCAGATTTCCGATAATAGGAGTAATATTGTTAATAACATTAGTCAAAGAACCCATTAAGTTATCGACTAATTGTTTGATATTAGCGTTGCTACTACCCAGACCAGTAATCAGATTTTCATAAGCCGCTTTTGTACTATCAATTGAACCACTGATAGTTGAAGCCGCTTCTTTTGCTGTCGTTCCAGTGATACCCATTTGCGTTTGCACAACGTGAATGGCTTGAGTTACATCAGCAAAACTAGAAATATCATACTTCTGTCCAGAGAATTTTTCAGCGTCAGATAAGAGGCGCTTCATTTCTTCTTGAGTACCACCATAACCAAGCTTTAAGTTATCCAACATGGTGTAGTTTTGTTTTGCAAAACCTTGATAAGCATTCTGAATATCACCGATATTTGAACCCATTTTATTGGCATTATCTGCCATATCGACAACTGCTTGATTTGAATAATCTGCTGCTTTAGCTGTATCCCCTTTAAGAGATGCAACCATAGAGGCTGAAAAACCTGTTACAGTTTCCATGTAGGCATTGGCTGACAGTCCTGCTGTTTTATATGCATTATCAGCAAATCCTTGTACTGTCTTAGAAGCATTGCCAAAAAGAGTATCAACACCACCTACTAACTGTTCATAATCAGCATAGGAGGCAAGAACTTGCTTACCAATTCCAACAGCTGCAACACCTACTGCGGCTGTTCCAGCAATTGCTGCAGCTGTTCCAGCTTTTAAAGCACTGCCTATTTTGCTACCAGTTCCAGACATGACCGAACCTAATTTATTATATTCAGTCATTGCCTTTGCACTATCTAACAAGACGTCAATTACTACTGCTCCATCATTGGCCATTTAATTCTTCCTCCTTTCTTCTCATGAACTCCCGTTGCTCTTTTAAATCCATCATTTCGAATTCAATTTTTTCGCGGTCTGATTTCAGAGCAACTGCACTTTTAGCTTTTTTGATTTCTTTACGCTCTTTTTCAGTAGCATTTTCAGGAATTTCCATCTGCCGAATTTCAATCACTCGCCTAAACTTAGAAGTTTCTGATAACCCAGTTAAGAGAGCATTAAACTTATCCCAACTCATGGTATGATTTCTAAATTTTTCGAGCGACATCTTTCCAGACTGAACTTTATTCCAGTAATAATTGGATTTCTCACGCTCTTTTATTAAATCAATTCCATAATCTTGCATAAATGAAGCAAAGATATAATCAGCGTCTTCCTCAAAGTCATAAAATTTCTTCTCTTCTTCGAGGATATTGCCTTTCATATCTCTCTCAACTGTTTCTTCCCTAGAATTATCACCAATTATCTTTTGTGTTAATCCTTCAAGTATTAGCTGAAAGTCTTCTTCTGGTATTTCATTAATAGGTGCTAAAAAGAACATTTCAATGGTAATGAACAGTTTTTCAGATACATCGATATCATCTTGCTTATAAAGCTCAAATAACCTCAGAACTCGTGAAAAATCCATTACAACTTCATAATCAGCAGTTTTGGCTTCAATTACATCTGGCTGACTCCATGAAAGAGAAAGTACCATGTAAAGCCTCCTGTCTTAACGTTTTTTACCGTCAATAAATGATTGAGCTTTAGATTTTGTTTGAATTAATTGAAACTGCTCTGTTACTTGACGCATTCCTTCTTCAACTACAAATAAATCTTCATCTGCAACATCATAGAGTTTTTCAAAAGCACCATCACCCAAAATTAAATCTGTATATTCTTGAATTTTTGATTTAATGAACTCAAGTAATTCAAATAATGCTTTAAGGTCATTTTTACCCTCTAAAATCTTGACTTCTTTTCGCTTGCTCTCAATTTGCTCATTAATTTTAGGAAGCTCTTCTGTATATTTTTTTAAATATCGAGTACCCATTTTAATTTCGAACTTGATTCCAAAAACACGAGTAGGGATGACGTTTTTCTTGAGTTCAACTACGATTTCATTTTGTTTTTTTGCCATTTTTTCTCCTTAAAAAATAAAAGCTAGAAGGAATCCCCTCTAGCTTTATGTATGTATTACACGCCCAAAGATTTTGAATCATCTGGCAAACCATTGAAAGTGATAGTTGCTTCAAAGTTACCGCGCTCACCGGCATCCCCGCCACCATGAACGATTCCTGAAAGAGTGGCATTACCAGAAAGAATTCGCCCGTCTGGTTCTGTATGTTTGAAATAGACAACACGGTCTTGACCTGTTTTAGCAAGTCGTTCGCGAATAAACGATTGTGCATCACTATCAGCATATCGGTGGTGACCTTTAAATGCATAGCTTGTCGAAACAGATGAAATATTCGTTTGCTTACCGCCTTTATCAGCGTAGTAAGAATAATCCGATGAATCTTCATCATTTTTTAGATCGACAGATTGAATGCCTTCAGCTAGTTCATAAAGTTTGCTAGGTGGTGTTACCTTACCTGTGCCAGGGGCAACAGTTCCTGCTTCTCCAATTTCGTACTTATTGAGGTAATTTAAAGCAAATCCTGTATAAGTCATTTTTTTCTCCTTATTTTCTAATATTTAGTGCAAGCGTTAAAACATAAAGATAGGCATCATGTTCTTGTTTTCCAAGATTTCTTGGTTGAGTATAAACGGAACTAGAATCAAAGAAAAAAGAGCCATCTCCTGATTCAAGAGTTACCAATTCATTATTTTCATAACGAGGTAATCTATCAAAATCATTGGCTATCTTCCATGCATCATTGTAAGCTTGCAATTGGTCAGTGTTTTTTATTGTGACTTGGACTAAAAAAGACATTTCCCTACCAAGAGAAAGGTCTTTTATTCCTTGTCCAGACGCCACAGATTGAAGCGATATGTCACGCTCATTATCTTGTGGAGGATTATCCTCTTGGATAATTTGGCGGCCGCTATCGGTTAATCGTGGCGTTTCTAGTTGTAAAGTTCGCAAACGATTAGAAAGAACTGAAAATATATCCATCAAAGATTCTCCTTAATAGCATTTTGAGCAACTCTTCTAATATCTTCCATGTCTCGTGACTTTGCAACTTCTCCCCACCTCTGCTCGGCATCTGGATTATGTTCCTTAGATGGGGTACCAATGTAATAGGCATAAGCAGCATAATCTGTATCCCATATTACTTGCCCTTTATCAAAGTTACTAGCGCTCCAAACGCTCGATTCAGTTGCTCCAGTATCTTTTTTGACATACTTATTGGCTTTTTTAGCAAACTCTACGCTTGTTGGATTGAGTGCTTTTTTAATTGCTCTATCAACTCGGTTAAAGTTTCCTTTAAATTTAACACTCATTGTAACTGTACCTCCAAATGATGAGGGGTTTCTTGGTCAGTATAAGCTTCAAGACAGCCAATAATATTCAACTTCTTATTTTTAAAAGTTATTTTTCCTCCCTCATTAATTTCAATGAAAGGGCTAGAGTTTACTGAATCAATAAACAGAATGCCATTTGTATAAGCTTCTGTATTATCCGATTTAGTTACTTTCTTTCGAGTTGGAGTAAATCGTACATTCTTAATTACTGTACTTTTAGGCTTAGAGCCACCTCCCATAGAACCATCGCCAACGTTTGGCGGCTCTGTGTAGGTTACTTCATGAATCAGTAGTCTTTTCGGGATTGGTTCAAATAACACTTATTTTTACCTCCTTTTTGACTAAAAGACCCGTTCCTTCCAGATACATTAATGTACTGGGAGATACTCTGTTTGTCTGCCTGCTTGAAGAAGGTTGGCTTGAAGAATAACTAAACCCAGAAATAGAAACGCTTTGAGATGATGAACTGACGCCGTTTATATTTGATTCAATACCTTCAACTTTGAAGTATTCAATTTGAGCACAAACAGCCTTTTTAATTAACTCTTGGACATTTGTTTTTAAATTATCAAATCCAATTTGAGGTATTTTACAATTTGTCAAAGAATCAATGATATCCTGAGAGCGTTTATTAAATTTTGGAAATCCATCATTTGCTATTGATTCTCCTTTATAAGATTCATCATAGTAAGTTTTATCTACATATTCCATTTGACCTCCTTTCCAAAAAAAAGAGTGGCATAAACCACCCTTTTTATTTAGAATTATTTAGCAGTTACGGTAATCACGCATGACTTACGGTAATCTCGCATGTTGCAGTTTTACCATTTGAAGTTGTGGCTGTAATTGTTGCTTTTCCTTCTGCAACGGCAGTAACAGTTCCTTGAACAGGAGTGACTGTCGCAATAGCAATATTATTAGAACTAAATGTTACAGTTTTATCGTCTGCGTTATCAGGAGCAACTGTAGCAGTTAATTTTTGAGTTCCACCAACAGCTAAGCTTGCAGTTGTTTTATCCAACGTTACCCCAGTTGGTTCTTGGGGAACATCAGGGTGTCACCGTAACAACACCAACCATCTTAAGTTCACGGATTACGAAGTCAGCTGATGTCAAAACAAAATGATAAGTTGCTTGTTTAGCAATTGATGTTGGATCGGCTGCAGCTGTCTGCATTTTAACTTCATATCCAAGAACTGGGGTCAAATTTTCAAATGGTGAGAATAAAACAACCTTATCTGGGAAGTTATCAACTACTTCAACTGCAAAACCAGCAATATTTGTAAGTTGTCCATTAACAATTGCTACATCCCCAAGATTAGTTGCACGGCTTTGGATTTCAGCAACATAATGAGTTGAAGTTTTCAATGACATAAACCACTTGAAGTTAGAGTTGATGTATTTGCTTTCGAATCCTCCCACAACATCAGTCGTAAGTGTTTCGATTGTTGGAAGCGCAGTAGGTGTAAGTTTAACAACCGCTCCTGCTTGCGCTTTTTTAATGAATCCATCCTTTTGTTTCAAGAATTCATCCTTTGAGGCAGTGTCTCCATTAAAAGCAAGGTCTTGTAAATCAGCTCCAAATTGTTGTTGCATAAGAGTTGTCAACGCTTGGCGTACATCTTGGCCACGAGTTTGAGCAGTATAAAATACATTACTGTTTTCAATCCATGCATCAACGAAAAATGGTGAAAGAGTAAATGATACAGAAGATTCTTCGGCAATATCTGAACCTGTAGGAGTTGTAGCTGTTCCTTTATGCGTGCGCATTGTACGGCGTTTAACACCAAGCTTATCGATAGAACCTGTTGATGATTTAGCAAAGTAAGGTGGCAATTTTTGAAGAGTTGCTTGTCCAGAAACGACATCCAAAACAAATGCACGCGCATTGTCAGAACGAAGCGTCACGTCGTTACCTGCTTTAGAAATAGCAGCAAATTGTTTTTGTAAAAGTTCTGTGTTGTTCATATTGTTTTTCTCCTTTAGTCTTCAATTGGGAAAAGTGCATCAACATAACTTGGTGTTGCTGACTTTTTAACTGTTTCTGAAATAATTTCATTAGTATTGCTGACACGAGCTTTTTCTAGAGCTTCAAGACGTCCAGCCATTGGAGCAATTGCTTCAGAAACTGCTTTTGCTACTGCTTTCGCATCAAGTGCTGTTTCTTCTTCATCCTCTTTGTCTTTTTTCTTTTTAGGGTCTGCTTCAGGGTCTTTTGTAGCTTTTTCTAGAGCTTCCAAACGATCATTGATTGGTGCAAAAGCTTCACCTAGAGCTTTTTTAAGTTCTTCTTGAGTCATTTCGACTTCCTCCTGTTTTTTTAAATTAAAAAAAGACTTAACCGTACTGATTAGTCCTTGTTTAGTGAGTGGTTGTGTTGTTTGAAATGAGTTAATTAATGCTGATAATTCACTAATTTCTTTTTGGATTCCTTCAATCCTTGTTGAATCATCAACAGCGTAGTTATCCAAAATATTCCATGTTGCGGAACGAAACGCATCAAGTGCAGCATTAATATCACGATACATTTTGCTGTTATTGAAGTTGTCAGTGGTCTGTTTCTTAACTTCTTCGACCTCAGCTGTTCCAGCAAGAGAGTATCCTGTAAATTCTCCCTTTTGGATTGACTCCCAAAGTTCATCTGTAGCTTTCGTTACAAGAACCCAAGTTCCTTTAGCAATAGCAGTATCACCTACCGTCATATCACTTGGAGCGACATAACTTTCAACAACTTTTCCAGCACTCGTTTTAAAATCATGTTGCTTATCAATGTTTTGATATTCTTCCATGAATCCATGTGCTGCTTTTTCAATCGTTTCAGCGTCCATAAAATCGCCGTGTGCATCTTCTACATCAGGCTCATAAACAACTCCATAAACTAGCTTTTGAGGGTCATCTGACTTTGTTAAAAGTTTTACTGTCGTTTCAAAAGTTGGCTCACTAGCAGATTTAGTCAAAAAGAATTGCTTTTTATTTGCTGCTTTGTCAACATACGAAACATGAGTAACTTTTACATTTTCTAGCTTTCGCATTTTTATCCTTTCTGTTTAATTTTTGGTGTACTTGTCAGCAAGTACAGGATTCATGAAACAATGACAGCTGATAGAATTTCCTGGCGATAATTGAGGGTCCCTTGGATACCTCGCTCTTTCGCCATCAATAATAAAGAAATCATCAACTGCAACAACTGTTCCGTCTGCCTGCCCATGTGACATTCTTGGTTCTCCTATACCACTAGTATGCATCCATTCCTTTCCTACTATGTTCGGATTGGACATCATCGCTTCATACTGAGAGCCTGAATACATCCTTAAAACCTCAGTAATTGGTGTAGTTCTTGCTCTGCTATGCCCAAACTCGTCTAGTTTAGAGAGGTTACGCTCTAGCCATTTAATGCCCTTTCCTTCGTCAAACGAGGATTGAACAAGAAAAATGAACCTCTCTTTAGAAGTTAGGTCCATTAATTTCGGTAAGCCTTTAAGCCACTTATCAATTTCCTTTGAATGACGGCTTTTAGGATTAAATTCACTATTTCCTTTATATTTGCTATTGAATTTATCAAAAAGCGTTACGTAAGAAAGTTTTATTTTTGGATTGACTCTTTCGGACATTTTACTAATGAAAACTCTAGCTGCAAGTGCTGCTAGAATCATTTTCCGACTTGGTTTTTTATCTTTCTGAGCTAACTCTTCCAAGATTGGTGCAACTTGCTCATAATCTTCCTGAAGTATATCCTCTAATTCCTGTTCAATATCAGATATATTATCAGCAAGAGTTTCAGTAAAGCTAAAACCAGCCTTCCTTAAAAGCTTAATCAGCTCTTCTTTTTCCTCTGCTGATAGTTCTAAGGATTTTTGAATTAATTCCGCATCATTCATCACGCGCCCTCCGCATTATTTGACGGATGCCTGCCGCTATATCTGCCCCTGTTTCTGTGCCATAAGCTTTAGATAGGTCCACACCATCAGAATTTAGCCCGTTTTGAGCGTTAGACTGTTTGGCCGGTAAATTATACTCCTCACCCTCAAAGTTCTCTAAAGGTAAGCCAAGTACATCAGATAGAGGTCCGCGCAAATCATTTGGAGCAATGGAACCAGCAGAATTTGCAACTTGAATAAACTTGGTAACGTCATCCATATTTTTAATTTTTGGAGCTTTAAGATAAACCTCAACATATTTAAGGTCATACTCTTTAAATAAAGAATTAATCCGCCAAGCATAAGATTCACGCAAAGGTTGAAAAACTTGTTCCTCTGTTAATTCTTTGGCAGTCTCAGCAGTGTTTCGGTTGTAGTCAGTAGTCTTTGCCACATATATTGGAGGAAGCCTGAACGCCCCTAAAACAGCTTGAGTGACATTCTCATCATATTCAAGGAAAAGTGCATCTTTTTGTAAAACATCAGCAAGATGTTCAACTCTAATTGATGGCTTACTTTTATCTTCTCCATATCCTGCCGCTTCTTCGCCTGGCGAAACTTTTTCAGATTCTAACAGAATAAATTTATGTTGATTTTCTTCGCCACCAATTGAATCAGCATAGCTCTTCAAAGTCGCTTCACTTGCTTGTGTAAGTTGAGCATTTTCAAGCATGATTGCCAGAGGAATGTGCCGACCTTGTACAAAATAACGATAATTCAGCTCATCGGCTTTACGATTACCAATAATTTTAATCAGCGGTCCAATCCATCTTGGAACGCCATACGGGCTTTGAAAGTCTCCGATTTTAATGTGGATAACTTCAGTTGCTGTTCCATTGCCAATAGAACCATTCGTATCAAGTGGCGTTGTATCACCATAAGTCTTAAACCAAGTCCCAGAATTTACGGAGCTATCATCTGAGTTGTCACGATAATTAAAATATCTAACCTTAATCTGTTGCCCTTGGTCATTAGTGACTACATTCTGCTTGGTAACTGTCATAAATTCAGGCTTGATTGAATCAATCCCCACAACATGACCGACGCCATTTCTAATAACTTCAAAATATCCGTTTCCGCATTCTTCGACTTGACGAATGACTTCTTGGATGATTTCCTTAGGAGGGCGTTCAAAGCTTAATTCATTGAGTAATGCTGTAAGAACATCCCACTCTGCTTTTGTTTCCTCGTTTTCGTTGGAATCATCCATTTTGTATCTCAAATCAAGACCGAATCCAGCAACGTTAGTTGCATAAGCTTCAATACATTGGTTAAGAATATTGCTATTATCAACAACATCTCTCAAAGCAGCGATATCATAAGGAGGACTAATTAAAGTCAAATCTCTTCTAAAACTCTGTTCTCCATTTTCGCTTTTGATAACAGAAGCTAATACCCTGCTTTCATCTGCCATAACAGCCTGCTTCTTTAAACCTTTGGGAATTCCACCAGATTTCCCACCACTAATAATTTTAGATGTCAATTTATCACCTCCCTAAAATGCTGTTGTTCTATTTTCTCTTCTTGTGTGTACTGGCCTTTTATCTAATCTGACAAGTGCCTGAGTCATACTATCGACATCATCATCATGCGCTCCATTTGGAAATGCTGTCAGTTCATCAAGTATCTCGTCACTATATGATTTCCATAGTGGATGTGGTAAATAAACATTGCCAGCCTCCCATAGAGGAGATACCGCCTGCGCTCTTACTTCTTTACCACCTTGTGGATTTACTGGTACTATACCTTTTATTTTTTTCTGTAGCATTTCAATTACTGCAGAACCGTTGGCTTTATCCTCAATAAGTTTTCCAATAGCTTCTGGATGCTTGGCTGTCATGACTTCAATAGCCTTCATAGTATCGACTATCCCCATTCGCTCATGGTGGCGGTCTAGTAAATAGTTTTCTACACCAGCACGCGCCCAAACTTGACCAGAAACAAAGTCAGATGTGTTTTTATCTTTGAATGTGCAATCCCATGACTGCATTTGAATATCAAAATGACTTGGCATGACTTTTACATCATCACCAAGTCCTAATTTAACTTTCATTTCGAGCGTAGGCACATAAAATTTAGCCCATGACCGTTTAAAAATATCCCCGCCAGCTGGTGTTGGTCTTTGTTGATACAAAGCTGCCCAACCGCGAGAGCCAGTTACTTCTTTAGTTTGTCTTGCCCACTCCTCGTCTTTTCCGATTTCAGGGGCAAGAGACTCACCAATTTCACGATTTAATAAGTCATTTTCTTCTGCAACAGCTGGTATTTTTATTTCAATCCACGGCAATTTATTTTCTTTAAGAAGTCGTCCTGCTAAATCATCCTCATGCCATCTAGTCATGATAACAATAACAGAACCATCAGCAGATAAACGGGAGTAAAAGGTATCTTGCCATTCGCTATATATTTTGTCACGAATAGTTTTAGATTCCGCCTCAGCCCTATTTTTTATAGGGTCATCTATAATAAGTAAATTTGAACCACGCCCTGTAGCTCCACCTAAAATTGATGTGCTGTAAAGTTGCCCTAAATGTTTATCAATTCCCCACTCTGAAACACTAGCAGTATCAGAACTGATTTCTAAATCAAATAATTCCTTGCTGAAAGTCCTAAACTTTTCTCGGTTTTTTCTACCAAACTTCTTATAAAGTTCTTCCGAGTAAGAAACAACCATTGCAAGTTTATCTGGATTCTTCATCAAATAATATGAGGGGAAAGATTCTGTAATGAATGTTGATTTCCCATGTTGAGGTGGTAATTCAACGATAATAAAAAGACGCTCACCGTCTAATATTCGTTGCAAATAAGGAGCAATATACCTTTGATGTCTTAACGGCACAAAAGTACAGTTATTAGCATAGTAGAAATAATCAATATAATTTCTTCTAGCAAGCTCTTTTAGGGCCTCCTCACGAATTTTGTTCATATCATGTTCCATCAATGCCATTTGCTAACCTCCGAAGTTCTTCTTCTGTTAGGTTTTGCATAGGATTACGAACCCCAATATCACCAGAAATTTGTGTTTCTCGTTTATCTCGCCATTCATTCGGCTTACGATTTTTAAGCCAGAAAATAGCCGCAGTTGTATCTGGCGCTTGTTGTTTAGTAACTTCTTTTGTTACCAATAAACCAGCATCCGTTAATTCTTTTGTGATTTCAACAAATTCATAACCTAAAGCACGTTTAAACAAAGCATTTTCGACTTGAATGTCAACAACTTCTTTACCCTTTTTTAGGGCCTCCAAAATCTCCAGATGACTTTTTTTCCAATTACCCAGAGTTGAAACGGCAATCCCCATATTATGAGCGATTTGCTCCTCTGTTAAGCCGTCTCTTGCCCAACCTTGAATCTTGAGTAATCCTTCTTCTAAAATCCATTCTTCATATTTAGCTTTTGCCATTTCTCCTCCTTTCTAAAAATCTACACAAAAAAACCGCTATTTCTAGCAGTTTTTATCACTTGGAGAATTATGAGTATTGGCTCTTCGTCTTAAACCATGATATAAGTATACCACTTAAAACACGGGGTAAAATTCAACGAATCATTCAAAAACATTTCACGATTTTACCACTTACAAATAAGGTCTAATCATTTCTTTAAAAGATTTGTTCCAACGCCATAATGTGGTAACACCTACAAACATCTCTTGAGCTACTCCGTACCATGTCATTCTTTGCTGATAATGAAGAAGTAAAGCTTGTTTCGTCTCACTACATTCCACATCCCAGAACATATCAAGTATTTCTTTTTGCCTTTTCATTTTCCCAAGAATGCCATTGAGTTCATCTTCCTCAACTCTTAAAAATTCCGACTCTTGCGGTGCTATTCCAAGTGATTGTGTTCTAATCCCAAGATTATCTGTAGGTTTTCTAGCCCTTAAATCAAGCTCTCTAGCTTTGATATTTGCTGCTAACTTTCCTGTCAAGTAATCTCCAATAATTCTATCTAACTTATCTGCCATTAATCAAATTCTCCTTTTGTGGTATAATTAAGTTAGAAATCCTTTAATTGAGCCCGTTGCCAGCGGGCTTTTTTTGTTTAATTAAAAGAGTTAATTCCAAAAGCGACCACTATAATAAAAATCACAGCTAATATTGCAAATATCCATAACCCGATAATCTTAGCTAGTAAATATATACCTAAAACATACAGCATAACCAAAGCAACAATTCCAGTTGCAATTAGTAATGATTTACCCATTTCTCCTCCAGTTGAGTTTAGCGAGTTCCTAGCTCAGTATGATATAATATAACTGACCGAAAATAATATAATAAGTTGTTGTAAATCGTATTTCGCTCAAGCTTGGTCAGCTTGGGCTTTTTTTGCGTTCAAATTAAATCTTCAATTTTGCATTCTAATGCTTTTGCAAGAAGTTTATCCCAACTTTGGTCTTCTGGCAGATCATCATTTTCAAGCCTATTTTGCCGTTCATTATCTTTTATCAACTCTATATAAGTTTGTCTAAAAGGTTCAATCATTCTTTCAGCTACTTGCTCAACCGAAAGTTCAAGTTCTTCTCGTCTTGCTTTTAACTTATTTTTCATCTCCACCTCAATCCATGTGTTTATCAAGCCATTTATCAGGGAACACATTCTCAGACTCGTCAAGGTCTGAGCGGTTGAAATCTTGTGAATGGAATTTTTTACTCCAATAATCTTTCAACTCAATTCCGCATCTTTCACAAGTGATAGTCCCATAAATATCAACTGGGAAATCCCACTTATGCCCGAACAGCTTACACAAAAGTTTCATTTTACTATCCTCATACCAGTATTCGTCTGGCTTTCTCGTACAAATCCATTGCGCTTTAGATCAATAATAAAATCAGTTACAAATTTGTACCCTAAATTTAAAGCAAGTTTTCCTAGATAGTTGTCAAATTCGTGTTCTTCTGTCAAAAAATCATCACATAAAGTCTGTTCATCATTTGATTCTAGCCAATCTGCAACATCATTTCTTACTTTCATTCAATCCCTCCCCACCAGTCATTGACCAGCGATATTAGTTTGTCGGTCATTCAATATATCCTCTTATTTTTCCTTATTTTCTTCTGTGAGTGGAATCCAGTCAGGAAATTTACTTTCAATATGTTCAATTGCCTGTTCCGTCCATTCATGAATCCCTAAAAATTCCATTGCATCTTTGCTGTGAGGGATAACATTTATCTCTGAGAAACCAATCGGATTATTAGCACTGTTTTGAATGAAATAAACTTGTTTCACGGCCATTTCCAATGCATCACCATGAATGATTACACCATTCATTCCTCGAATTGCAAAGGCATGAATCAAGAATGAAATAGCTTCATCCGATAATTCTAATGCCTGGTACCAATAGTTACTCGGCAAATAGTTAAAAAAGTCTGCATTCATTCGATCATTTTGCCATTTTTGGATAATTAGAGTTCCTGTTCCTGCTCCAGTTAAATCAGCACCTCCAGAACCACCTACAAGCAACGCTGTGAGCTTACCAAGTTCATCTGGTGTATAATGCTGCCCTTTTGCTGAAACAGCTGAATGAGCCATAAAATAGTCTCTAAAGAAATCAATGCCCATGTCATGGTGGATATTTAAGATTTTAGAATAAAATTCTTCACGTCCTTTTTTATCAAAAACAAGCTCTTGAATTTGATTTGTGAAATTCATATGTTCATCAACATTGAGCATGTCATAGAATTGTTGCTCAGTAATTGTCATCTATCCCCTCCACCACTTTCACTAAATCAACTCCGAGGGCTTTGCCTACGAGGTAGGCTCTGGCAATATTGTCATTTTTAACCCAGTCTTTTATAATCCAATCATGAAATTCTTGATAATCTCTGTAAGCCATCATAATCAGCTTATCAGCTGTGGGATTATACCCGTCATATTTTCCAAGAATTTCCGCAATGCTTTTAGGAATTGTGAGCTGGGGTTTATTTAATCTAACTGCCTTTAATTCAAAATGTTCTTCACATTCTGGACATTCTAAAATATTATTAACTGAAACACAGTCATTCCATGAATCAAGTTCATAGCCACAATTCGGACATTTTTTATTACTCATCGCCGCTCCCTTCAATTTTTTCACCACACATTGGACAAAAGTTTGGATAAATTCTATAAAATCTTTTACCTGTCATTTCATGCAAGTTATCCATAACTGCTTGTTCTGGTGTAAGTGGTTGTAGCAATGGTCTAGCATATTGCACAACCCTCATATAATATTCGCTTTTACATTGATTACAGCTCATCATCCCCTCCAATCTCTGCGAGTGCTTTTTCTAAATAAGGCAAAATCCAGTCTGTTTGAATAGTTCCTAAATGCCCATCATGATTAATCGTTCCAATAGCATGCTCGATATTCTTTTTCGCAGTGTTAAGCTGTTCTTGGAGTTTTTCAATATCATCACGTAAAGACTGTACATATTTTGCCTCTTCAAGTTCTTCGAGTTCAATTTCTCGTTTACTTAATATTTTAGGTAAATCGCTCATTCATCTTCCTCCGCTTCAAGCGCCGCATTCTCAGCTAGCACAACATCAATATTCTTTCCGGTCACTTTTTCGATATAATCAACTGCAAGTTTATGAGTTTTAGCTAGGTCTGCAAGCTTTCTATCTACAAGGTTTCCAACAACAATATCTTGCATGATAGTCGCTGCTGCGCTTGCTTCAATCAAAGTCTGGATGCAACTCTCTAGTTCTTTTTGGAGCTTTTCAGCCGAAAATTTGTCAGTGTGAGCTGAAAGTGCCAGCTTTTCAAGCTTGTCAAATTCTTCCATAGGGATTGTGACTTTCAGAGCTTCTCTTTTATCAAAATTACCAGTTAACTTAATTGACTCTTTATATTTTCTAGCATCTTCTTTGTATATTTCATGCAAACTTTTTCCTGATATATCTGTCATTCTCCGTCCTCCACAGGCACAAGCTCATAGCTCCCAGTTTGCATGCTGTCGATTTCTTGCTGGGTGAATTTGTAATGCATGTATTTTTCGTCGTAATCGTTTGAATAATGAGGAGTGATTCCGTACTCGTTATTTCCTTTTTTGCGCAAATAATATCCCGTATTCTTCTCACGCAAATAGAACAGCTGCGGTTTTTCGACTGTGTAGCCGTCTAGCCATGCACGCATATAATCTTCTTGGCGTTCAGAAATCCAAAATACAATATTTTGTAGTTTTTCTTCTGTAAATCCAGTTTCTCCGTATGTTTCTGGATTTTTTAGTGGTTTAAGGCCTTTAGTTTTTAATATTTCTATCCACTCAGCAACACACTCAGGCACGACTGGCAGGGCTTGCTGTTCTAATTGGGATTTTAAATCAGAAATTTCTTTCACTAACTTTTTATTTTCATCAATAAGATTTTGACTTGCCAGAGCGAAACTCCCTCCAATTGCTTTCATATCCTGAAACTCTTCGTCTGAGTGCCAGTTACCGAACTTTGTTAATATCTTCTGAATTAAATCAACATTTACCCAGTCCCAACTAGTTAATGTTGATTTAATTCAGAAGATATTAACAAAGTTCGGTAACTGGCACTCAGACGAAGAG